CCGTGCTATTTTCTTTACGCCCAACAAGCGTACCAAACACAGCAATAGAACTTGTGCCGCTGTAATAACCACCCAGCGCAAGCCCTGCACCTTTGTCAATCGCGGCAGAATCGGTACTGAATGCTTGAATTGTTTGATATTGGTCTATTGCTGCACTTGCCGCACGAACGTCTAATTTACTTAAAGGCGAACTCGTCCCGATGCCGACGTTAATCCCCGACGCTGTGTAGAGCGTGGTGGAGGTGAGGCGCATTTTTTCATCACTGTCGATACCAAACGTAAGCGCATATCCACTGCTTGTGGTGTTAACCGCGAAAGTTCCCGATGCCGCAGACCCAGCCGCAACAAAACGGCCACCTCTGTTTGAGTCGGAACTGTTTTCTAACTGCATTGCTACGCCAGAGGCGCCATTAACAACAAACTTTTGACCGGGAGCATTTGATCCAACACCCAAATTCGTCCCATCAAATACAAACGCACTCCCCGACGTCGCCACCTTGCTGCCGTTCAAGTACAACACGCCGTTGGCGGTGCCGCCGTTAAGCGTGACAGTCGAGGAAGTGGTGAGCGTAGTAAACGAACCGGCTGCGGCAGTCGAGCCACCGATAGCAACGTTGTTCATCGTCCCAGCGGTTGCGGGGTTGATCGTTACCGTGCCGGTTCCGGTCGGAGCAATCGATACGGCTGCGTTAACAGGGTTGATATTCGTTGCAACTTCGAGCGACAGGTTACTACCGCCACCCGCGCCCCATGCTAATTGACTCGTGCCGGAGGCGTTTCTCAGTTGACCACCCGCGCTACCTACTGCGTCGACATAAGGCGAGACAACTTTAGTCGTACCCGTTAAAGTCGTAAACGTACCGGCAGCGGCAGAGTTCGCGCCGATAGTCGTGCCGTCAATCGAACCCGAGTTGATATCAACGTTCGTGACACCCGCGGTCATTCCTGCGCCGACGAGTGCGCTGGCGGTGATCTTTTTCGTCTCCGTTGCGCTCGTGTCCACAATCGGGAGCACGTCCGTTGATGCGGCTACGTCTCCTTGGGCGAGCGATGTCAGTGCGCTGATTTTTTTATCGGCCATGCGTTATCTCCATCCGTTCATCCACCCGCCGCGAGAAGGCACGGGGCGACGTTGTGGTTTTTGCGGTTGTACTGTGACTTGCGTTTCGGTAACTGGTTCGACCTTGCGGTTCGGCAATATCATCGGCCCGTTGCGCCCTATGAACGCTGCGTAGGCGTAGACCAAGCAGTCGAGGGCTTCCGTGCGACTGCCCGAGGAGCGCGGCTTATAAGACCGCACGCGCCGCCCCTGCACCATGCGATAGATCAATGTCTCGGCGGTCAACTGGTCAAAGTAGACCTCATCGACCGAGACGGGAAAATGAATGTATCCCGCCCCCGGTTGGTGTACGCGCTTCATGCGCCCGTACAGCACGTCTTTGGCTGTATCAACACCGACTATAAAAACCTGCGCCGAGGTTTTCCCTGCCCGTCCCGCTGACTTCGGCCAGATCAACCGACCGAAGCCACCGGCTCCCTTGATCGCCCACACGCGCCGCGCTTTGCGTTTAGCGCAGTAGGCATAGACTTGCTGCGTAAAGTGACCGCCAGAGTCGATAGCCTGGGCCTCGATCAGTAGCGGTCGTCCGTCTTCGGTCTCGCGTTTGCGAGCCATGTATCCGTCAAGATCGTGCCACAGCGAATCGCTGCCAGGATCACCTCGCAGCACGCCGTGCTCGACAATCCATGTCTCCTCGTCCTTGCCGAAGCCGACGATAGTTACCTCTAGCCGGTCGTCCTGTACGTCTACGCCAGCCGTGAGCATGAGCACCTGTTGTGGGATGCTCTGTGCGGTGTACGGTTCGCGTCGCTGCGCGAGTCCTACCGTCTCCACCTGTTCGCCGCGTTCCTCGTAGGTTTCCCCAAGCGCCGTGTTGATCCACGTTTGCAGCGTTTCGGGAAACCTTTTTGCTTGAATAAACGCGACCGCCATCTCCGCCCATGTAGACCACGGAGAGTACAACTCGCTTATGTGAAACGATGCGATACCCGCGAATGGCTTGCTCCCGCGCCACTCGCCAGCCTGTAGCATCTCCGCCTTGTCCGCCTCGGTCAGCATCGCACCGCACGCCACACAGACGTACTCGGCTAACTCCGGCTGACCCTCGGGCCATTTAACCTGTGCCCACACGAGCCGCTGGAACTCGCCGCAGTGCGGGCATGGCACATAATAGAACCGCTGGTCGCCCGACTCAAAACCGGCCTCGATGCGGCTCGATCCTTTAATCGTCGGGGTCGATCCTGCCAAGACTTTGCGACTCCAAAACGTAGCCGTTCGCTTACGGCCCAGCGAGATCGGATCGCCCTCTGTGCCCGCGCTCGATGGGTATCTGTCCACCTCATCGAATAGCACGATCCGAATGGGCCGCGAGGCCAAGCCAGATGGACTGTTCGCTCCGGCCACCGTCAGATGCCCGCCGGTGAACTTCTTGTGCAGCAGCGTGTTGCCGCTGTCGCGTGCTTTAGGGTCTGCGATCCGCTCGGCCAGTGCTGGCGTGTCCCGCACCATCGGTGCGAATCTGTCTTTGCTCCACGACTCGGCCATCTCTAGCGTCGGCTGCACGAGCAGCATCGGCGCAGGGTCTTGGTGAACGTGATACCCGATCACGTTGTTGAGGATCTCCGTCCACCCGACCTGTGCGGATTTCTGAATCCAGACCTCTTTGACCGTTTCATCCGTAACGGCATCCATAACGCCGCGTTGATACGGTGCTCGAGATGTGCGCCATACGCCGGGTTCGGCGGATGCCTCGCTAGATAGTCTCCGGTATTGGTCGGCCCACTGGCTCACCGTCAATTTCGGTGGCGGCTTGAGAATCGACACTAGCCTCTGTCGAATCTGCGGCAAGTTCATCAAGGGCTGAATAGACTTCTGCTCTAATTCTGCCGACGATGATTGCTGGCTCTGCTGTGTTGACAAGTTGTGGCCCTAGTTTGGTAGGCATCGAAAGTAGTTTCGCACGAACCGCAGCGAGCACTCCCGACCACATCTCAATCATTTGTTTTGTGTCGGCCAACTCTCCGCGTCGCACTCGATTTTCGGTTTCGACTTTTTCGGCTTGCGCGGCTGCGAGTCTTTCGCGCTGATTGTTATGCTCGCGCTCTCCGTTGCCGCCAGAGGATCGTTGCAAAAACCACGCGACGAACTCTTGCGCGTTGTATGTCCCATCAGCATTGCGTGGCGCGTCGGCCCAGTCTCGAATGCTGCGCGAAGTCACGCCGCAGATAAAAGCAATCTGCTGCTGATTTAACTTCGTGAGTTCAACGTCTGCGGCGCCGCGATTAGCCATGCGATTAGACTCTTTTTCCCTTTTGAAGAATTACACGACACGCAAGCGATAACTGAATTGTCTAGCGAATGTTTCCCGCCAAGATATAACGGATCAACGTGATCTAACGTCTTATCTTTAGAGTTCTCAAATGGTTCCATGCAATAGGCGCAAAATTTAGCATCTGCGAATAACTTGCCGAGCGATTGCCCCGTCAATGTTCCATCAGACTGCAATTCAATCCTTCTAGCCCGAGTCCTCTTTCGAGTTTGAGACTTGAGAATTTCTCTTGCTCTAAAAACGTCATCGCAGTTATAGCGAACTCGAAATTTCTCACTAGAATTTATGCGTGGATTGTTCCACGGTTTATCTGTTGCTCGATACCATGCCGCTACGCAAGGATCGGGAGCATTGTGCCTCAACCATTCCCTGCGCCATTTTGCGACTCTTAATTTTAATTTCCTTTCTTTCGTCTCTTGCAAGTTAACTTTGCGTATGCGCTCGGTTCCATTAGTAGTGAGCCCGAGAGATACATACCGGAGTCGCTGCGCCTTTCTGTATTTACGCTTTAATTCCTTCGCAACACCGAGAGCCTCAAGACGCGCCATTCTTTCTTTCTGTTTAGCGATCCGCTGCTCACGATGCTTCTGATAACTTCGAGCATACTTTTCTTTTTTCTTTCTGGCCTTGTGAATTTCTCGGCAAGGTTCGCACCGAATCTCTTGAGTCTTTACATAAAAACTCTTGAGGCATTCCAAGCATTGTTTCATGGAAGGAACTATAGACGCGCTGGCTCTAGCCAATTTTCGCGGCCGCGTAACCCGCGAGGCTAGAAGCCTGTGGAGGGACCCGTGGACATCCTGTGAATAACTTACAAATCACTGTGGATAACTGCCTAAACCTGTGGATAAGCCTGTGAATATGCTGTTTATTGAGACATTTTCGTCAAATTTTCGACAGTCTAAAGGCAATTTGCCTTTCAAACTCTATAGGCCACTTCTCGTCGATTGTCTTCTTAATGGAACGATTAACAGCCTCTTGTATGAAGGTTCTAGGGACTGAAGGGCCAAACAAAGGCCGAATGTCAGATCTAGGCTTCTTCGCGCCAGCGCCGACAGTGTGCTGACTTACGCTGAATGTCGTGCCGTTCCTTGTCCTGTTATGAGCCTTGCGAGTGTGCTGCCCAATCCGTCGCTTCGCATTGGTTGGCGGTCGGTAGTCAACTCTTGTGAAGACTGTTCTATCCTTGTTGCCGATGAACGCGCCACGGTAAATCTTGCGGACGTTCCATGCCTTCGCGCTGACGCCCTCTTTAACCTCATACGCATCGAAGTTACGAAGGTTAGGAGCGTATGGCAGAGCCGTGATCTTGGCCTCTGGTAATGCACGAGTCGCCCTAGTAATCGGCAACCTCTGTCGAATAGACGTGCGCTTTAGCCCGGTGATCTTGTTGATCTCATCAATCGCTGTGACGCGAGCAGACGTTGCCACTCTGTTAAGAGTTGTGGGCACAGCCTTCTGTATCTCATCTTTCAGTTGCCATCCGATTCTTCGGATAGCGTCATCGATGTTAACTCTAACGTCGATTTGCATAAGTGCCTCGGTGGTCGGCGTGTGGTCAAACTAACCTGTGAGCGTGTGCCGGTCGAGGCTGAAATCGTATCGGGGTGACGATCCCCAATTGTACGCGCTTGTATCATGTTTTCGGGGCGGCATCAAGTAGCAGATAGAAGTTTACTTTTTCCTCGGCTGTCTTAACCCGGCGCATCAGTGTACGTCGGCTCATGTAAAGCCTCGCAGCCTTGAACCACAGCGGCGCAGAGGTGCAGTAGTAGATGACTAATACCTGTCGCAAAGGGGCCGAGATCTTGGCTACGGCCGCGTCAATCTCGGCGATGTCGTCCGGTGCCGTCGATGCGTCGTGCGCTGCGCGTGCGCCCGAGTTAGCGAATACGAACGCCGAGGCGGAAGGGTAGCCCGAGACTGCCCGCCCCCGTGACCATCTGCCCCACTGCGCCAGCCTAACTCGCGTCCACTCGATCATAGCAAGCCCTGTTGAATGCTTTCCTTTTTTCCAATTCTAGCCACTGCAATGTCGAAGTACTCTCTTTGCATTTCAGCACCGATAAACGAAAAGCCCTCAAGCGTTGCAGCCTTTCCGGTGCTACCGCTACCCATAAATGGATCAAAGACAGTACCGCCCGGTGGGGTGACAAGGCGGCAGAGGTAGCGCATTAGGTCGGTTGGTTTGACGGTTGGATGGCTGTTTCCCTCGTCCCTATCCCGCTTGCTCGCCTTCGCGCAGTAGAAAAATCTGGCTGCGTCGTTGAGCAGCCCCGCCACATCATCGCTGCCGTCGTGTATTAGGTTGGCGGGCCAGCGGCCTGCGTTTAATTGCGTGATAGTGGCTTTCCCGCCAATACCTAACAAGCCTGTTTTTGCAAAGTCAGTACCGCGCGTTCCGCCATCAGTCCCCACCCTGCATTCATCCACATTCAGCGCACCCGTGCCATGCGCCAAGACATTTGCGGCTACCGTGCCGATCAACGGCTTGCGGGCGACGGTGATAGGTTCCAGCGCGGGCTTGAGCGCGGTTCCCCATCCGGCCCATTGGCGGGCGGCTTCGGTAGCGGGGGCGGTGATAAGCGCAGCGGCTAACCGAGTTTTGGGCGTTGTGCTGGCAATGCCGTGACCAAACGCTTCTCCGCCGCTGTGGCCCTTTAGGTGATACCCCGGTCGGTCAAGTTTATCGCCCACCACCTCACGCTCCGCCCCCGCCGCTTTGTCAATCGCCTTGCTCACATCCAGCGATTTCGGAAACCCCGACCCATACACCCAAGCAATCAAGTCGCGTATTTCAAACCCCGCATCCTCAATCCGTACCGCCATCCGATGCTGCGTCCGCGTACCGGCAAAGGCGAGTAAATGCCCGCCCGGTTTCAATACCCGCAGACACTCGGCCCAAATCTCGACGCTCGGCACATCGTAGTCCCACTTTTTCCCCATGAAAGAAAGCCCATAGGGCGGATCGCTCACAATGCTGTCGATCGAGTTATCTGGAATCGCTGCCATTACATCCAAGCAGTTCCCACAATAAACTTTCCAACCATCTCCGTAGTTCTCAATCATCGCGCACACTCCGGCTTTATCTTCGCCTCGTATCGTTGCATGAGATCGCGGACTGTTTGATCGGCCTCGCGTGCCTCGATCCACTCGCCTCGCGGCTCCCAGACCGCTCGTGCTATCTGCTGGGTCTCGGAGAGCCGACCGCTCGCGCTCTTGATCTCTAGCCAGCAGATGAAGAACACCCGCTCGCCGTTCTCTCCAGGTTGCGGTAAGGGCTTGATAGCGAGTTTGTCGGGGATGCCTAGGCCGGCTTTCGTGTAGTCGATGACGCTAAACCCCGCCGCCTTAACCGCTGCGGTAATCTCCGAATCGTTAAGGTCGCGGCGCATAGCGTACCTCACGACCGATCCAGTATTCGTAGCAATAGGTAAAGCAGGGCAGCGTCGAGCACTGCGCGGTCTACCCACATCGAGATGAGATAGCAGAGGCCGAACAGAGCGAGGGAGAATAGGATGTTCATGGCTACCAGTTTGCCGTCAGCCTGCCGATGTCCACTGCCTTGCATAACTCGGCGATGATCGGTCGCACACGTCTACGCAACAGTTTACTGGTCTTGCGTTGCGCGCGGCGCTTGTCTGCGTATCGCCAGTAGTATTCACGATGATACTCGGTGCGCTTCTTCGGCTTTGACCTCCACCCGTCTGAGTATCTCGCCCGGTCTACTGCATCGGACACAATTTGGATGAGTTCGACCGTGGTTTTAGATGTCGAGATCATCTGCTGTAGGTCTTGCATAGTATAGCCCGACCGCTTGGCGGCTTGCTTATGCCATGAGTGGACTTTTCCGCCCGTGTTTTCGACGCCGCAGACAGGGCAGTCCTTCCTAGCCTTCATATAATCGATTCTAAAGCCTTTTGAGGCG